TAATTGAGCTTATAATTCCGACGGCTTGTACTGCGTATCCAATAATCAATGGTATGTTTAATGGTGGAGGTAATGCAGATGCTGCCTTAGCTGCTCCACTTGCCACATCTACTCCTGCTTCAGATGCTTTAATAACTGTTGCAGTTGCAGAATTTTTAGCTTTCATTATAGTGGATTTAATTTCCATTATTAATTCCTTTGCTAAAAGTAATTGTTTTGCAATCAACATAGCTTTACCAAATTTCGTTTCTGCTCCACCTAAAGCGATTAAATCGTCAAAGGCTTGTTTTTTAGAATCGGATAACTCTTTATCTAATGCAATTTTTTTCTCTGTGTTTTCTTTATCTCTTTCTAATTCGGCTGTTGCTATTTCAGTTTTTCTAGTGACGTCGGTTTGTCTTGACGTCTCCATAAATTCATTTAGAGCTGTTTGCGCGTCAATCTTAGCCTGTGTTCCTGCGTTAGCTGTGTCAACTATTCCCTGAAGTCTTAGCGTCTCTTGTTCCTTTTCAATAGCGTCTATCTCTTGCATTCTAGTTAACCTAGCTACCTCGTCAGTAATCTGTTCTGCGTTAAATCTTTGGCGTTCTATTGATAATAATGACTCACTTTCTAGTTGTGATTTTGTTAAATCAATTTGTTCTTTAGTTAAAGCTGTATCATTTGACTTCTGCTCAGAATTAAATCCTTCAATAGCTGAAATAACTCCTAGCTTTTCTGCTTTAGCGTCTAGTAATGCAATATAGTCTTCGTCTTTTCCTGTTAAATCAAATTGAGCCTGTGCAGCTTTCTCAATCATAGCGACGTTTGCCAACATTTCTTTTTGTTGGTTTTGTAAAACAGTTTTAAGATTGTTATTTGCTTTTATTCTGTCTTCGATACTGTTTCTGTCGTCGTCTCTAAGTTGTCTTAGTTGTTCGGATTCTGTTGCGTATCTTTCTAAAGCCATTCTAGATTCAGCCGCTGCTATAGCTGCTGATTTCTTTAATTGAATATTTGATTTTGCTGTTTCTGTTGCAACTTTTATACTAACTTTTCCAAACCCTTCAACGACTTTTCCTGCTATGTCTCCTACTTCGGTTACTGCTTCACTAAAATTCTCTACAATAGATTTACCCGCCTCTACAGCATCTGTTCCTACTTTTTTAATTGATTCACCAGTTTCTATAAGCGCTTGTTTAGCTGCTTCAACAGATTCAGAATCACCAAAAAGACTTTGATACGCTAAATTTGCTACTTGTAATGCTGCTTTTATTTCAAAAAACAAGAGTTTAAAAGGTGTAAAAACTAACGTCATTAGACCGCTTATAACTTTACCTAAAGCATCAAAATTCTCTGATGTCTGTGTAACGCTTTTATAAATATCTATAAAGGCATTTAATACCTGGTTAAAAACAATCTGAGCAGTTTCAAAAACTATATTCAAACCGTCCATAACTTGCTGGTTTTCTTGGATGGCATTAGATACAAATTCAAAAGCCTTCTGTAATAATGCAACTATTCCGACAGCAGACGCTATGTTCTTAATGCTTAGTCCTACTTTTTTTATACCCTTTGCACCACCCTCAGCGGATTTTTCTACATCTTCAATACCTTTTACAGTCTCTTCGTTAGACTTCTTTATTGTTTCTTGGACGTCTTTTAACTCCTTTTCAAGTTTATCAACATTTTTTAAAGCGTCTTTATATTTTAACTCAAATTCAATTTCTATTTTTTCTGCCATTTTAATTGTCTTTTTGTTTGTTTAAATCCTTCACGAAAAGACTCAGCTAATTTATATTTGCCTTGAGCTATTCTAATTATTTCCGTTTCGCCATTTACGGCTTTTAGTACTTCTATTATATTTTTTATCATACCTTGTTTAGTAATTCCATACTGCTTTTACCGTTTTGCAAATTGGTAGTTATAGAGTTTATTATATATGTATTTAAACCGATTGTAAACGTATCATTTAATTCAAAATTGAATAGTATATTTAACGGTAAATATGAAGTGATTTTTGTTAGTCTTCTGCTAGTGTTAAATACGTCAATTATATAATTACTGTGATAGACATTAAACAAAGTGTCTATAAATGTATTAGTTCCCGTAAACTCGTTTAGCTCATTATTAAAATTTATGTTTTGCTTTGTTCCTGCATTTCCTAAAACTAAACTGTTAGACGGTGTCCAATATGCGTTTGTTGATTGCGTAGATGTCGGTGTATTTATAAAGCTAATTGGTGTAGCACTTGTTTGTAATATTGCATAAAATATTAAAGGTTTTCCTATAAATGGCTGTTGATTTTCGTTTACTGAGTATCCCCATTGTATATCCGTATTCGCTCCATTAGCTGCATTTACTAGACGTTCAAACTTCATATGTTCTAATGGCACAGTAACTTTATAAGTCTCTGTAGAGGCGTTAAAATTAATACCCCCTGTTCCTTCAGGATCAGTACCACCGATGTATCCTAAAGTTCCCCAGTCACTACCAAATAATTGATTATGCTGTTTAGCTAAAAACGTCCCTAGAGCTTCATACTCATATACGATTTCTTTATATGGTAAAGCTATGTTTACTTCGCTTGTTTTTGTATCTACAAATTCAGAAATATTATAATTTACTGGCGCATTTTCGTTGCTTATATCGTCATCAGTTAAATAAGAAAAGTTTTTACCTGAAACAAATGACGACACAGAAGTAGCCTCTAGCGGTCTTACTACAATGACGTTTGAATCATTTAAATAAGCAACTAAATTAAACATCTTAAACATTGATGTCAGAAAAGATATAATTGTCATATCAGGTATTTGCTGTCTTACATCAAAAGAAAATACTGCTGCTGCTGTCCAATTTGCAGGAGTGTTAAAAGTGTCTGTAAATGACGTTCTACCTGGCTGACCTGAAACGGTAAAGTCACCTTCAAATTCCCATTCCATAGCTTGAATAACCATAACCGATGAATGTAAAAGACTCACAGTTAAAACACCATTTGGTATTAAAAATTGAGATGCTAAAGTTAAAGTTCTTTGACCAGTACCGCTTGAAGATATTGCAACTTGCGCACCATTTAGAAATACGACTATTTGATAATCGACAGACTGACTTTGATTCGCTGGTGTTACCTTAATTTCATTATCTAAAATACGACCGTTTGAACCTAAGAAAAAAGTAGAAGGTATAAAAATCGTGTTTCCGTTTCGTAAGATTTGGGTTTGTGTTCCTGTCCAAGACGGTGAAGGACTAGTAAATGATATAACCTGTTGAGGTGGATTTACATTACCACTCTTTCTATGTAGCCACATATATAAATTGTAGAAAGCAGGGTTTGAAGTATTAAAAAAATCTCTAGAAAATATAAGGTTATTTGCATAACCATTAGCTACTGTGTATTTGTCTTCTATCTCTAATATTAATTCGTATAATCTTATCGCAAATTTTAACTCTGAAAATGGTACGCCTTGAATTGTACCACCTTGAAAAAAAAGATTGTCTGTATTTGAAGATACAGTACCGCTATAATATAGCCTTTGTGTATGCGTTATTAAGGGTACGATTAATTTTCCATTGCCTTGAGACGTCATTAAATAAGCTCTAATAGTAGACGCTTTATATTCTAAATCATAATCTGAGCTTCCAAATAATAAGGAATCTAGTTTGTCATCGCCTAAAATATCAGGTAGTTCGACTGTGTTTCCAAAGAACGTAATTTTATAAGTATGTGCTAAGTTGTTTTTTAATCCTACGCCTTCTAATTTTATTCTTCCAGTTTTAAATGGTATCGTATTTAACTCAATTTTACCTGACTTTTTTAACCTAGCATCAAATCCACTTATAGAATTATCATCGTTATTTACTATATGAAAATTATAATAGTGTTTAAAAATCCTGTTATTTGTCTTTGAAGCAGGAACATTGAAGGTCTGAGTAAAAGAGGTAAAAACCTTAGCAACGTCTTTAATATTTTGAATAGTCTGCGTAAGCGTTATAGACTCATCTTTAAATAAATCTAACCTTTCACTTTCTATATATAATTGTAGTTCCTGCATTTATCGGATGTTATTTATATAGTCAAATGCGTCCTCAAATTCTATGACGTATTCTATTAGACTGTCGTTTAAATTTGTTTTGTATTTTATTGATGAGGTTTTAACTATCACAGGAATCGTTTCTAAGCTATTTGGCTGATTGTCTTCACCCCTAGTATACCAAACGTACTCGCTTAATAAAAGCTCTTCAAATGAAGCGTTCATATATTCAGGATAATAACCACTAGATAAAGTATGTTTTTGTTTTGCTCTAGTATTAAATAATTTTGTTGGCGCATTAGTCTGAGAAAAATTTGCTGATGAGGTAAGAGTATTTGATTGAAAACTTTCGTTTGTTCTAGAAATATCTTTAACAGCTTTTAAGAAAAACCATAAATCTTGTAGTACTCCGTATTTATTTATAAATGTAATTTTACGTCCTGTTCCGTATTTGGTACATCCGATTCTACTAATTGTTAATGGCGCTCCTATTGTTGACGGATTTATTGATGTGGCTGCATCTGAAAAGGGAAAAAACGATACAACGCCGCCAAAGGATATTCCAGCAACAGTACCACCAACGTCAAAAGGAACATATACAAAGAAGTCATCGTTAGGCGTTCCAGTAACAGGATATTTTTCAGGCAATAACCAGGTAGGTTTTTGTCTGTTTTCAAATGGTAATTCAGGATTTTTACCGTCTGTAAATAGTCCGTAAGCCTCCCAACCGTCTCCTGATAATGCCAAACCCTCTGAATTTAAATTAACTCCTGCGGCGGTTTGTGGTGTATTTCTTATTTCAAAAGAAATTTTTTGAGGTGTATAATTTGTACCATCAAAAGTTATGTTTAAATAATCTCTTAATAATTCAGCAACCTCTATAAAACAGTCAACACCACTTGACGCAGGTTTTATGATTGTATATAATACTGTCGTTCCTGTTAATATTCTAAACTTAAATTGTCCCAATGTTGCTGAGACATAATTTGCCGTTGCGTATAATGGTGATCGTAATGCGTAATTTGTAGCCATTTTTTATTTTTTTTGTCCGTAAACCATTTGTGATTCTATGTCTGCTGCAAATGCTTTTGATAATTTTAATTCGAATTTATCTACTCCAGCCTTAAAAGGTCTAGAGAAAAATGTGTTTGCTTTAAGTCCCTGAAAATATATTTTCTTAACTATTAAATAACGCATAGATTTATATGTCATAAAACGACCTAAGTCATCACGCCATCTTAGTTTCTTTTTTTTAAGCCATTCTTCAATCCCTTTTGTTAGACCTCCTTTTATTCCTGTTCCTGATCCATATTGAAATGGTGATTTTGCTTTTCTAGTTTCGGGATATGTAGAGTTTACTCCCTTCACCCCTCTGTCAACATATACGCCGTAATCTTCCATCATAAATTCGACTATCATTGCTTCACTATCTTGAATGACTTTATAGTCTAGTGAATTATACAAAGCTCCACCGCCTTGACTGTATGGTTTGTTTTTAGTCAAATTTGATTTCGACTGCTGAATAACATATTTAGCGTATTGAGTCATTACAGACTCTAGTTGTTTAAATGCCATTTAACAGATGTATATATCATTATAAATCATAACTGTCATAGTAGCACTAAAACCCGCTAATTGATTCTCAAAACGATCGTAGAAAGGTTCTAAGGTAGGACTGCCGTCTAGCTGATACATATCAGTATATAAAGTCCCCATTCTTAACCTCTGAATTAATCTGTTAAGGACTGCAAGTTGCGTGTTAAGGATATCCTGGACGTCGTTATTACCTTTAAATCTATCTACAGTAAATTCCTTTGACTGGTTTACAATGTCACAGGCTAAAACAGTAATGTTAAATTTTAAGACTTGTTCTTCGTCTACTACGTTATTTATAATGATATGACTAAGAGGAAATATATCCTGTTTATTTAAGTTGACATCTGTAATATCACCTATAGTACAAGTGTTAACATTTACGTCTTTTAACAACTCTGTTTTAATTGTTTCCGTTAATTGAAAAAACCCTCTTACTCCCTGATTTGCCATTATTTAAAATTCTTTTTTATTTGTTTTGCTTCTAGTTCTGATTTCTCTTTCATATATTCTAATGAGTATAAACAACTATGTACATTTAATTGAGTGATATCTTCAAGTCGTCTAATATCCCCTTGTGCAAGTCCTGAGAAAAGAGCTTGATACCATCCATATTTTCGTGAAAAATTTGCTGATGAGCTGAACTGTCCTTCTGATGTTCCTCCAAATAGATTATCATAGTTTTTGATAAGTCCAGTCCTAAATTGTACAAAAAAAAAACTGCGCCTAAGACAATATCTACTGGCATTTCGTTTAGCTTTTCATTTGATGTTATGTCATATTCTTTTATAGTATATTTTTCACCTATCTTTTTATCAATAGGTCTAAATAGTACATTCATAGCTATTAAGATGTTGTCCCAATTTCCTATGTGCGTATCTAAATCTATGTACTCACCTAAAGACATATCGTCAAAATCAGGTATTAGTCCGTATTCAATTCCGTCTAACTTAAACCTTCTAATTAATTTAGTCTCTTCTTTAAATATAGAATTTAGTATTTTTGTTATCTTGTCTGCTTCGCCTACTTTTAAACGTAGTACCATTTCAGGTTCTAGATTACAAAATATCTCGATCATTTTACATTGAATCAAATAATCATTATCGTAATTCTCTTGAACTTTTAAGAACTTTTGATACTGCTTTAAAGAAATCTCACTTAGCTTATTTGGTATTAGTAAATCTGCTTTCATATATATATAACGTATTTTTAGTTAAACTTTGTACTGATTAAATTAAATAAAAAAAGGTAGCCATTTCTGACCACCCTTTGGATGTAAGTATCCTGAGCTATGCTTACATCATATCCGCATCGTAGCAGCTATTGCTACAAGTTCCTCTATCTTCGTGCATTGGTTTTCCACATACTCCACATTCAAACTCAGGCTGTTCGTGAGGATTTAAGAAGTCGTCCCAACTCATATGACGTTTATTTTACCATTTGCAAAATGTTCGCACACTAATCCAGTTTGTAATATAATCACTTTAGTAGGCTTTAAATTAAATGCTACTAATTTCGTTTTAATAAATCTCTTAATTCCGTTCATAATTATTTGTCTTTGTTAAGGTTAATAAATGTCGCTAATACACAAAATCCAATACACATAAATAGTACTAAATATTCCATAGTTGTTATTTTAATTTCCAAATTGCCCAATTAGATTCAATCTTTCCTATGTCTTTAAATACTTGTATAGGGTTAAGATAAATATCTTCAGTTCTTTTTATCATTTCTTCTTTGGTTGTTTCAAACCAATTTTCTTTGTCTTTGTAAGTCTTAATAATTTTCATTTGTTCTATTTTTAATTATACTCAAAGGTAATACTTTATTTGTTATAAACAATAAATTTAATAACTTATTTTAAGACAGGTGATAAATTCCTCTATTTGGGTTCTGTAATTGGTAGGAGACAGAATATCTAATCGCATCGATTAAATGATTCCAGGAATCTTGCGGTGTTTTTGACTTCTTTTCTAACCACGAATAGTTGTTTAGTTCTTTGATTAAATTAATACTACTCTCATCTACTATGAGGTCATAATCTTGTAATAGTGAAATACCGTATGTTATTGATCCCTGTCCTTTAATTGCTTTAACGACGTTACAGCCCTTTGATTTTATTTCTGATAGTAGACGAGGTTCTGCTGAGTCACCTACTATTAGATCCCTTCCAGCGTGTTTTAAATTGAGTTCTGCAATCTGTGTTGTAGTCAGCCCATTTAGGTAAAAACATTCCTTTAAATATATCTGTTTATTTGTACTGTCAATATTAACCTCAACCAAAGTTGAAGGATCTGCGGCAAATCCATAATCTTGACCATAGACAGAAACTCCTACCTTTTGAAATTGTCCTATTTTCCAGTTGCTAAATATTACACCCTCAGCTTTCGATAACCAACCACCTAACATTTGATGTTTGTATTTGTCAGGTCTTCTAGTTTTAATATTGTCTATCTGCTCTAAATAGCTTTGTGATAGATTGTCGATGTTGTCTAAGTATGTCGTATGTATATAGGTCGTGTTTCCTTTAGTTAAATTACTAGCTTCCATTACACCCTTATCCTCAAAAAAACGAGAGTAAATCCAATGCTCTTTTGTGACTGGATTCAATATCATTATTACTCTGTTTTGATTTTTAAGGTTTCTCACAGACAGGTCAATCTTATCAAAGATGTTTTCGTCTACTAGCTCTTCTGCTTCGTCCATCACCCAGGTGCTAACATTTGTTAGAGACTTTAGGTTTGCCGTTTGGTCACCCGATGAGGTCTTAATACCTTTAAAGATTATCTTGCTTCCTGAATGCTTATTTATAATCTCGTCTTTTGTGATATGAAAATCTGCCTCTTTGTTTAGAGCTTCTATCTTCTGTATAAATTCAGGTATAATGGAAATGTAAGCTGAGGCTAATGTAAATCTAGTAAACAAGATAGTATGTCCTGCTTCATATGTGAGTAGGACTAAAAGTAGATTAATAGAAAATGATTTGCCTGAACCTCTACCGCCTGTAACTATAAAGTATCGAGAGTCAGCGTTTTTAATTGGTGCGTATTTTTTATTTACCTGGATCACTTAAATTCGATGAGGTCTTTAAAGTTTACTGTAAAGCCTTCAGACGACGTTATATCGACCGACTCTTTTGGTTTGCCGTATCTATACCCAAAGTATAAAGACATAGCCCTAGAGTCTCCTTTTAGGATCTGCTGACCTAGTGTTTTAATCACCTCGTCATTGTCAATGATGTTGTCTAGCTTTTCTATTAGCCTTACCTCATCTGCTTTTCTTGGTCTACCAGATCCTGCCCTTAAACCACCATTTTTTTTTCTTTTATCCATAATTGATATTTTATTGATTAATCAATCTTTTACATCTATATAACGTAATTAAAGTTCGATTTTATTTTTTTAGCTACAGCTTCTACAACATCTACTGTTACTGCATTGCCACACATCTTATATCTTTGTCCATCTGAGATTAAATCATTACACCCTTTTTGTGTCCAATTATCTGGGAATCCCTGTAGTCTTTCACATTCTAGTGGGGTTAATCTTCTAATTTCTTTTTTCTTAATATAAATTTTACTAGATAATAATGTTAATGTTGGACTGTTATTATCTTTTCGCCATCTAAATCCCTCATCATATCGATAGTCTCCTATTTTTTGTGGAATGAATTTACGTTCAGTAATGTAACTTCCAGAACCTGTTGCTGTGTATCTTGTTGTAAGTGTATTGGTATTTGCTTGTTGTCTTTGTAACTCATTAATCTTTTTAGCGTTTTCTTTGATAGGAAATATTTCTTTTCCACTTTTTTCTCCAAGATATCCGACAAGGTAGATTCTCTCTCGATTTTGGGGTAAAAACCAACTTGTATTAAGCAATTGCCATTCAAGTCTATAACCCCCAATGTTGGTAAAGGCTTGGATAATTGCCCAAAAGTCTTCGCTATTGTTTGAGCTGAATGTTCCTTTAACATTTTCCCACACAAAAAAACGTGGTCTACATTCGCTAATGAGTCGTATTGCTTCACTAATAAGGGAACTTTTAGCTCCTTGCATACCTTTCCTTTTTCCAGCCAAACTAAAATCCTGACAAGGTGATCCGAAAGTGATAAGGTCAATTTTTGGTAAATCTTTTGATTGAATATCTGTAACTGATCCGACATATTTGCTATTTTTAAAGTTATGTTTATAAACGTCTATTGCGTATTTATCTATTTCTGAAAAATAAGTTTCCAATTCAAAACCTGCTTTTTGAAATCCTAAATGAAAACCACCAATACCACTAAATAAATCTAAATGTTTTAATTTCATATTATTGTTATTTCCATTCCCAGCTTTTTTTCATTAGTTTAATTCTATCCTTTGCATCTACTATTTTATTGTCAGGAATATCTATCACTAATTTTACCAATGGGTTTTTAAGTTGTTCTTTTTGTTTTAGGTATTCTGCTTCTAATGTGCCGTATTTATTTTCTAGGTAATTTACTTTGTCTATTTCGTCTAGAGGTATTTTAGATTTAAAAGCAAATATGTTTTCTATTATATCTAATGTTTTATTGTCTTTCTTATATATTGGGTACATCTTAAATAGGTGCATACAATTAGCGTGATCCATATGTTTACCCTGAGAGATAAAGAAAGCAGCTATAAACGTCCATCTCATTTGTAGTTTGTCTCTTAGTATATAACATAATAAAGCCCTGTGTTCTACAAAGGCTTTTTTGCGCGTATTTTCGTATAGATTAATTCCAGTAACAGATATAATTTTATCACCAATTTGTAAAGGTGTTAAGTCTTTCATAATTTATTTAGTTCTTTTTGATATGCTTGAGATGCTTCTTCAGGTGATTTAAATGTTCCTAAATGTATTCTTTTATTATTAATATTAATTTTAGCAACCCAATTTTTTCCGTTTACTGCTACTCCAGTATATCCGTTTTTGTTTCTACTATTTTTAATTATGTTTTTTCTTGGAATATCTTTACAAATTTTAATTCCTAATATGCTTAATAATTTTGCTATCATTTTGTTCTTAGTTTTATAATTTATTTTTCTACTATTAAAACCCCATTTCGTTTTATTTTTGGTTTTCTACCCTCTTCAACAAACCTTTCTTTTTGCTTTTTTCTAATAGCTTTTTGTTTGTTGTTTGGTTTATCTTTTTTTAATGGTTTAAACTGTCTCATTAGTTTGTTCTTAATTTTAAAAGGTGATAGCATTCTATATATTTCTGTCTTGCTTTTCCCTTATATTTTTCTTTAAATAGTTCGTATAATTTTCGCGTATATTGATACTTAGTTTCACATTCTGAAAAGTATTTCTGAGCAAACCTAACCCCACGTCCCTTAAAATAGTTGACGCAATCGGCAGAATCCCCAACCACCATTTGAGAGTAAAAATTATATACTGCCTCGTCTTCGCTTACATCTATAATCTGTCTAGTGTTCCAATGATAATTGTAAATTATTGCTGGGAATTGTAAATAGTCTTTATCACAACTCACTATAATTACTTCGTCTCGTCCTATGTCTTGACTTATGTTGTACCAATACCTAGCAACCATATCGTCTGTTTCAACTCCGTATCCTGAAATACTATCATATTGTTCTTTTACGAATTGATGCATCTCGTTTAATAATGGTGGCAGATTATTATAATTTCTATTAGACTTATATTTTTTAGTAATTAATTTTCTGAAATTACCTTTTGATCCGCTAAAAGTTAATACTTTATCGACGGCGTATATTTCCTCTAAGTGATTTACAATGTTCATATACTGCTCGTCAAACTTATTTCGTGCGTCTGCTATGTCTGAAAAGAATGGCTCGTCTTCAGGCGTTTCTCGTTTACGATAGCAACTGGCAAATATTAAACTGTCGGCGTCGATTAAAAGAATCATAGTTTTTTGGCGCTTTCTTTAATACGTGAATTAATGTCTTTTGTATTCTTGTCGTTTTCTTTGCTGACCATTTCTATAATATGTGGTAAGTCATTAAACAATGAGGTTACATTAAACACGATTGTTTTCTCTTCGTTTATGTCTCCGTAATGCATATACAGCTCACCGTCTGAACAATGTAGCGTATTTGTTTCGTGTACATATACGTGCGAATTTGATTTTGCTTCTAAAAGGTCACCCTCTAACTCTGTAATTCTTTGTTGTAAATTTTGAATTGCGCTCATTTTATTGTTATGTTTAGTTTTAAATAATTTTTTGGTCTGTCTGTCTTCTTTATTTGATAGTTGATAATAACGTCTGTAATGTTTTTATCTTCTTTTATATGGCTTTCTATCTGCTTTTTGATATGTATTAACACCTCGCTGCTAACCTCCATTTCTTCTATCTTTTAAGTCTTGTTCAATAATATCTAGAGAATCTTTAAAAGTATTCCCTATAATATTAGTAATACTTTTATGCTGTAATTTTTTTTCTATATCTTTAACTGCGTGTTTTACCATAAATTTAAACGTATCAGTTTCCTTATAGTAATTAACTAATGTTTTAGCAGTAAGAGCTATACTGATTAAGTTTCTGTATTCGTCGTTTGAAATAGTAACTTTTATTGATTCTGTCATTTGTTCTGTTTTTAAATAAATATTGAATGTGAAGGCTGTAAAATACATCTAACAGTTTCTCTATCAAATGAATCAAAATGAAATTCAGATAAAGGCTTAGTTTCTATAAATTTATTTACAGCACTTTTTATTTTATTAATAGATGCAATAGGATAAATTCCATTTTTGTCATTATAAAAACTAATAACATAATCAGTAAATTCATTAATAAGAATAGGATAATTTTTCATTTGTTCTGTTTTTTGTTCCCTACAAATATACAACTTATTTACTTATAAACAATAAATTTAATAACTTTTATTCTTTTTTATTTAGATTTATCCTGACAGCGTCGTTTTCTTCTAGTAAATAAACGTCTTTTAATAATTTATTTTTTGTCCACATTGTTGTATCAGGACAATATTTCTTAACTGACTGAGGCAGTTTTAAATTATTTAGATAATACATAAAGTTTCCTTTAGTATCAAACACATAAAAGATCTTAACTACGTCTTTATCTAAAGCCATTAAAGCGACGTATTTGTCTTTCTCTAGCATTTTGGTCGCATAGTACTTATTGCGAAATTTCATCTCTATAACGCACTTAATTCTATTTCCGTTTTTATCTTTCTTTGGCGTATATCCTATTGCGTCATATACAGTAAAATCATTTTCGGGTTTTTTTAAATCCCATCCGTCCAGGTTTAAAATTAATATTACTGCGTTTTCAAATTGCTTAATCTTTTTGATTTCCATTGTCCCAAATCGTATTCAAATCTTTTATCCATTTATTTATTGTTTGAGGTGAACAGGTGCAGGGCTTAAAATAAGAGTGATTAAATTTGACGCTGTGGAGTTTTGCGACCATCTCAAATTCGGCTGCTGTAATGACATCGTTTTTACCCATTCTAAATTTTTCCCAGTCTTTGTATTCATATTCGTTAAATTTTACCATCTTTTAATCTTTAGATTATTCAGTTTATTTCGTCTTTTGCCACACTTACACTCAGTACCTCTTGCCTTATGATATTTGTCGACAAGGTATTTGATGCCTGTGTATTTTGTAATGTAGAAAATAATGTCTCCTAGTTTCATAATGTTTTGTATTTGTATAATAATTCTTTTTTAATTAGGTATGCTTTTTTATATTTCGTATCACCTTTACCAATAAAAGTTGCGTATTTTAATTTGTTTTCTAATATACAGCGTCTAATATTATTTAATAGAAACCAGTTATAAATGTTACCGTCGTATATAACCCACCATTTTGCTTTTGAAGTACTTAAAGCGGATGGTTTATTATTAAATTCTATCTCTATTACTATATTATCTGTGTATAAACTTTTTTGATCTGACTTTACCTCAATACCGTAATTTAATTCAGGAATAAATATGTCCCACTCTTTGCAATAGCCGTCAATCATATGAGCTAATGGGTATTTTTTTTTAATTTTATCTAATACATATGACTCATAAACTTTACCAGCCTCTAAGTCCTGTGAAAAGGTATTTATCATAAGAGTTTTTTAAGTTTATCTTTAACTTTTTTGTGCGTAAAATAAAGAGCGTAATATGGTATTTTTGATTGCCTAGAAAATTCAGCAATACTTTCGCCGTCGTTTATAATTTCAAATACCCTACGTTTATACCATTCCAATTTGGACAGCTCATCTGTAATAATTGAGTATGCTTCTGAATAGTCAACATCGTTATATAATTGACTTGTTTCGCTATTACTTTCTAGCCACTCATCCAAACAGACCATTTTAATGTTTTTAGATTTTCGTTTTAAGTCTATAAATAAAGTTTTTAATGTCTTAAATATATAGTAGTAATTAAATTGAGATAAGTCTTCGCTATAAGTAAGATTTAAAGTCCCCTTTTCTAACTTTAATATTATTTTAATATACATTTCCTGGACAATATCTTCAGCAATCGTTTTAGAACAACCAAAGGTTTGCACTATTTCAACCCAGGTTTGATGTTTTTTACTAATTAATATTATTATATCTCGATTCATATTACTTTAAAGGATCATACAGGTCGTTAACCGTTTCAGGCAATCCGTTTTGATTAACCTGAAAGCTAAAAGTTTCAAAAGGATAACCTCTACTACGTCCACATTTTACGGTCACATAGTCTTTGTTAATAGTGTTTGCTTCTAATTTAATTGTCAGCTCAGATTTTTTTTCTAGGAAACTTCCTAAATGACCAGTACCAAGTTTTTCACTACCAAATGATTGATGTATCACCACCATAATATGACAGTTGTATCTTGACGATAGCTCCATTAATTTCATAGTTAATAGATTAGACTCACTTATTGAATTAGAGTCAGCTAAGAGGTCTGCGACACCATCTATAATTACTAAAGAAGGAGCGTCTATTTTTGTTTTTAAATAAAACTCAATAAATTCTAGTCTCGTTTTGTAATCAATACCTCTTAAACCAAAGGTATGAAATTTTGAGGAATCTACTTTTGAGTCCATTTCGTAAATTCTACGAAAGCAGTTACTCGAATGCCACTCAGATTGTTCAGTATCAACCCATAACAAATGTCCGTCCCCTCTATGACCTTTTAAATTACCTCCATATATGTTAGTTCCGCTTAAAAATATTGAGGCTAATAAGGATACAAAAAATGTTTTTTTCGTCTTTGGCGGAGCTGTAACAGTCGATAGGTTTCCATATGTTATTCCTATTGGCAAAAGCAAATCACCTTTATCTGATTTTAATAATTTTTCACCAAATGATAATGCTACTGGTGGGTATTCTATTTTCTTTTTTGGATCTACATAGCAATCCTCTACGATTAATTGCATAAGCATATCGTGTTCTATTTCTTTGTCTGTCATCGTTAAATTTTAAGAACAAAAAAGGGTATAGATGTAAAAACCCATACCCTCTTATATTAATTAATGGATATTTTTAAAAAGGTAAATCGTCGTTTCCTGAAATTGATTCAGGAGCTGATTTATTTTCTTTTACATCGTCCCTTTCAACTAACATAATTTTACCACATCCATTTTGTGCGTCCTTAATCCACGATACTTTTGCGTTTCCTAATGAGATTCTAGGAATTTTAGCCTCTCGTTCTTCTTTTGATTGACTGTCTGTAATCCAGCAATTAGTTCCAAACCTAGTTTCGTCGTTAATTGATATAGTGAAATTGTACCATACTTTTCCGTCCTTACCTTTTTGAAATTTTTCTTTAGGCATTGCTGCCACATTGATTGATGCGTTTAAAATAGCTCCCATAATTTAATTATTTTTAGTTAATTTGTTTTCGATAAATGATGACACTTTGTAATGTGTTTTAATTCCTTCTAATGTTATTTTTCCAGCTTTTAATTTTGCTTTTGAATTTTCAAACTCTTCAGAATTGTCTAATAAATGTGGCAATCCTTTTGCTGCTAAATTACCGTCGTCATCTACAGCCTGTAAACCTAAAAGACTAGCTAAAGTATACCTTCGAAAATAAGTTATTTCAGATCCTTTTTTTTGGGCGTCTAGATTAGGACTTAATTCTAAAGAGGAATTACGAAACGAATTATCGTCAATACATTGCAATATGGTTTTTACTTCATTATTAATAATAGGCTGAGAAAGTAAAATTTTGTGTTTTTCTAAATATGGGTCTAATTGTTTTATTAGCGTATTTATATCAAAGTATTTAGATCTAAAAAAAGGATTATTAGAATCTTTGCTAATCGCTCCAATTTCTTTTCGTAGTAAAAATAATTTTACCGTAATGTTTTCTGCTTTCATTTTATTGTCTGTTTAAAGTTAATATTTACTATTTCCTGATTTAAGTCATCAATTTGAGATTCTAAACTAATTATTTTATTAGTAAGAGATTTTAATTTAATTTCCTTTTCTAAAATGTCGACTCTTTTTATTAATGCTTTGATACGATATTGCTGTTCCTTTAGCATTTCGTTTTTTACCTCGTGAGATACGTTATATCTTACATCCATTCTAAGGTATCTTTATAAGATTTCTTTGCTTCTAGCTCTCTGTAAATTTGCATTTGAGAAAACGCATCTGATTGCCAGGCGGCGTGAGCTAATTGAATTTCTAATGTAATGATTTCTGATTTTACTACTTCTAATTCTGTTCGTAATGGCATTTGTTCTGTTTTTTATTGTTAATACTAATTGTTCTGAGCAACAAATATAAACAAAAAAGTGAATAAAAAAAACTCTAGGACAAAAAAAAAGGTCAATATAAAATTAACCCTCTTTCTCTAACAATAAACAGAACATCCAAATATACTGTTTTAGATTTTATCCACAAAAGTTTTATATCTTTTTATCATTTCTATAATTTCTACGTCTGTGAGTTTAATAATCTGCTGTGCTTTTATGTGAAGTCTTCTAGCCGTACCCTCGCCAAATTTAATATCTAAGTTTTGTGAAAAAATAAATTGTTCACCAAATTTAAAAACATTACATCCTGCGCATTGTACCTGGCAATTTGTTTCATCCCATCT